TCCGGTATCGTATGGTGTCCACAGACTAGATGGGCAGAAGATGTAATAGAAGAGTTTGCAGGATTTCCTAATATGGAACATGATGATTTAGTTGATAGCACCACGCAAGCTCTGTTAAGATTTAGACAAGGTGGCTTTGTACCACTGTATTCAGATGAAGAAGATGAACCATTAGAACATGGAAAAGTCGCAGATTATTATTAGGAGAAACAATTGGCTATAGAACGAAGTCCAGCAACACCTGTAGAGGGTTTGATCGAGCTAGAGGATGAAATTGAGATAGAAACTGAGGATGATGATTTAGCATTAGCTATTGAAAATCCAGAGTCTATCTCTATTGATACTGAAGGCGGAGGTATGATTATAGATTTTGATCCTAATTCAAAGTCTGATGACGAAAATGATTTTAATGCCAACCTCGTTAATTTTATAGAAGAAGGTGACTTACAAGCATTAGGCAGTGAGTTAGTTTCTCAATATGAGGCAGATAGAGAATCTCGATCTGATTGGGAAGAAACCTATATTAAAGGTTTAGATCAGATGGGATTAAAGATTGAAGAGCGTACTGCTCCTTGGGCTGGTGCTTGTGGAGTGTTTCATCCAATGTTGAGTGAGGCGGTAATTCGTTTTCAATCTCAAGCCATTGGTGAGATATTTCCAGCATCTGGACCAGTTCAAACAAAGGTTGTTGGTAAGCCAACCCCTGAAAAAGAAAAGCAAGCTGGTCGTGTACAAGACTATATGAACTACTTACTTACCACTGAAATGGTTGAGTATCGTACAGAAACAGAAAAGATGCTTTTTTCTTTACCATTAGCTGGTTCAGCTTTTCGTAAAGTTTATTATGATTCTACTTTGGGTAGACCCTGCGGTATTTTTGTACCAGCAGAGGATGTTGTTGTAAGTTATGGTGCAAGCGATTTGCAAACCTGTGCAAGAGCCACTCAAATAATGAAAAAGAATAGTAATGATATTCGCAAGATGCAGGTTAATGGTTTCTATAGAGATATAGAATTGCCTGAATCTTCTCCAAATATCAATGATATTACTAGAAAATACAATGAAATGACGGGTTCAAGCGAGAATTATAGTAATGATGATCGCCATACACTGTTAGAAATGCAGGTAGACCTAGACTTAGTTAACTTTGAAGATGAACAAGGAATAGCACTACCTTATGTAGTTACTATTGATTATCCAAGTGGAATCATTTTAAGTATTTATAGAAACTATTATGAAGATGATGAGGCGCGTTTAAGAAGAATGCATTTTGTTCATTACCAGTATTTGCCCGGAGTTGGTTTTTACGGCTTTGGATTGATTCATTTGATTGGTGGTTTAGCAAAATCAGCTACTTCTTTACTAAGACAACTTGTCGATGCAGGTACTTTATCTAATTTGCCGGGCGGTCTAAAGGCTAGAGGGCTTAGAATTAAAGGTGATGACACACCTATAATGCCGGGTGAGTTTAGAGATGTTGATGTTCCGGGCGGTGCGATTAGAGATAATATTACATTCCTCCCTTATAAAGAACCTTCTGCTACTTTATATCAATTGCTTGGCAATATTGTAGAAGAGGGTAGGCGTTTTGCCAGTCTTTCTGATTTAAAAATTAATGATATGAATCAGCAAGCACCTGTTGGAACTACTTTAGCTATATTAGAGCGTGGTATGAAAGTAATGTCAGCTATACAAGCAAGACTTCATGCTACCATGAAAAAAGAATTTGAAATTTTAGTTGGTGTTATTAGAGACTTCACATCACCTGAATATCCTTATACTGTTGATGCTAACCAAGAAATTAAGATTGAGGATTTTGATGATCGTATAGATGTACTGCCAGTCTCTGATCCTAATGCCGCGACAATGTCTCAGCGTATTATGCAATATCAAGCTGCATTGCAGTTATCACAGCAATCACCTGAAATGTATAACTTACCTGAGCTGCATAGACAAATGCTTGATACATTGGGAATACATGATGCTGATCAAATAATACCAATGGGTGATGATCTGCCGCCAACAGACCCAGTTACTGAAAATATGAATATCATTAATGGTGAAGGCGCACAAGCGTTTGAATACCAAGACCATGAAGCACACATTACTGTTCATATGACTGCTTTACAAGACCCGAAAACTGCACAAATGTTACAGCAAAGTCCAGCAGCAGGAATGATACAGGGTGAAATGGAATCTCATGTAAGAGAACATTTAGCATTTCAATACAGAAAAGAAATTGAAGATGAGTTGGGTACTGAACTTCCACCAATTGGCGAAGAGTTGCCAAATGACTTAGAGAAAGAACTATCTAAACTCGTTGTTCAGGCTGCGGAAAGAGTTACACAAAAACACGCTGCGGAAATAGAACAAGAAAGGATACAAGAACAAATGCAAGACCCATTAATTTTAGCTAGACAAAAAGAATTAGAAATTAAAGAGGCTGATGTTCAAAGAAGAGCAACAACTGATCAAGCTAAGATTCAACTCGAAACACAGAAAGCTATAGCTAAAGATGCTCTTGAGAAAGAACGAATCGAATCACAAGAACGAATTGCAGGTGCAAGCATAGGACAGCGAATTGCAAGCGATATGCAAGATAGCACTAGAAAAGATAAAGAACTAGAGATAAAACAGGTTCAAAAAATTGTTGACATCACTAAATCTATGACAGAAGATAGTGATCGTGAGTCAGAATGATATCAAAGAGCAATCACTTTCAGAATTCTTAATAAGAAGAGTGCGTGAAATGATGAATGATCATGCAGATCATATATCAACAGGTGCATGTAAGGATTACTCAGATTATCAAAAGATGGTTGGTATTATTGAAGGGTTAGCCTTAACTGAACGCGAAGTCTTGGATTGGGTAGAAAAATTCATCAAGGCGGATTAACTGAAATTTATTTCATAATGCAAGCGCAAGAAAAAATAAAATCAATAGAAGAGTCTAGCAACAAAAGTCAATTACCAGAACCTATGGGATGGCGTATATTAGTTGCAATGCCAGAAGCTGATAAAAAGACTGATGGCGGTATCATTAAAGCACAACAAACATTAGATCAAGAAGAAGTTGCTAATATTTGTGGATATGTTTTAAAAATGGGTGATGATTGTTACCAAGATAAAAAAAGATTTCCTAATGGACCTTGGTGTAAAAAAGGAGATTGGATTGTTTTTCGTGCTTATTCAGGTACTCGTTTAAAACTTTATGGAAAAGAATTTCGTATCATTAATGATGACACTGTGGAAGCAGTAGTTGAAGACCCTAAAGGAGTGGTTAGAGCATGAACGAAATAGTAAATAATGAGCCAGAAGAGATTAAAGAAACAATTCAAGATCAATTCTTTGGTATAAAGAATGATGTAGTTTCTGAAGCTCCAGAAGTTGAGTTAGTTAATGAAAACACAGAAGATAGCGTTGAAAGACTACAGGTTGAACCTTTAGAGCAGGTACAAGAATCAGTTGGTAATGAAATTGACAATATTCGTAATCAATATGATTCAGAAAGAAAAGCAAAAGAAGCAGCTTTGGGAGCAGAAAGAGAGGCTGTTGCTCAACTTAAAGGTTTGATGGAAGAAAATCAAAGACTAAATAGCTTTGTTAATCAGGGAAGTGATGTTCTTAATCAACAAGCATTAAATAATGCACAATGGGCATTACATTCTGCACAACAAGAACTAACTAAAGCTTATGATGAAGGTGATTCTGAAGCAATAGGTGCTGCACAAGCAAAGATTTCTAAAGCCGCAGTAGCAGAACAGCAATCAGGTCAGTATGCAAATATGGTTATGCAGCGAGCATCACAAAATTTGCCACCAATAAAAGAACCTGCTATAAAGAAACAACAGCTTGACCCAGATATGCAGGCTTGGTCAGATAAAAACCCTTGGTTTATGAATAATGGTGATCCTGCTCATCAAAGAATGACATCTTATGCAATGTATTTAGATCAAGAAGTTAGGGGAGAAGGAACAGACCCTACAACAAATGCTGTTGATTATTATGCAAAAATCGACAAAGAGATGAAACTAAGATTTCCAAATTTTTTTGGAGTTCAGCCTCAAGCAACGGAAGTTGTAGAGACTTACTCAAAACAACCCGCGAGTGTGGTTGCACCCACTACTAGAAGTAATGGTAAAAAACCTCGCAAAGTATCGTTAAGTAAAGATCAGATAAGAGTTGCAAGGCAACTGAACATAAGTCCACAAGCTTATGCTGCTCAATATCTAAAACTAGAGGAAGGTTAATATGAGTGATAATACTGTAAACAAGGATGTTCAAGAGAGTAAACCTGTTTCTGAAGAAGAAACTTCTATTAACAAAAATCCTAGAGATTTAGAAAGTCGTGAGAAAGAACAACGATATACAAGTTGGGAGAGTCCAACTAATTTACCGAACCCTAATCCAGAAGATGGATGGGTTTTCAGATGGATCAGAACTAGTTTGTTAGGACAAGTGGATAATCCAAATGTCTCCAAACAACTTCGTAGCGGATGGGAGCCAGTTAATTCTAGCGACCACCCAGAACTGCAAGTAATGAATGATCACAATTCTGAATGGAGCCGAAAGGGTCATGTGGAAATTGGTGGCTGTCTCTTATGTAAAATGCCCAAAGAAATGG